TGAGGACGCCAAATTCGTCTGCCGCTCGAAATGGCTGGATCTGGACGATGCCATTGCTCTTTGGCCGGAGAAGGCAAAGGAACTCCGCCAGTGCGTCACGACCTTACCGGGCGGCAGTCTGAGCGGCAGTACTGGGCCGCTCGATCCGATGGTGCTCCGCCAATCGAATTGGAACTATTTCGATCCCTACCGCCAGCGGCTCCGCCCCGTTGAAGTCTCCTATAAACGCAAAGTCCTGAAACGCATCGTCGTGACCCCGGACGGCGTGCGCGTCGAATTGGACTATCTGGGTCCGCGCCAGGCGCAGCAGCAGGCGGCGGACGGCAGCACCTTCGAGACCGTGACGCTCGATGAAATGTGGCTCGGGATCTATTGCGGCGGACTCCTGATTCATCATGACCGCGATGTGGACCAAGACGGACACTTCCCCTTCATCCCCTATTTCGCCGACCGTAAAAAGTCCGGCGAGCCGTTCGGGCCGGTGCGAAACCTCGTGAGCATTTCTCAGGAAATCAATAAACGCCGGTCGAAGGCCCTGCATCTGCTCTCGACGAATCAAGCCCTGCTGAGCCAGAACGCGGTCGAGGATGTGGCGGCCTTTGCGAGCGAGAAGGCGAAACCGGACGGCGTGATGGTCATTCGCGGCAAGCCGGGCGAGCAGGTCGAACTCATCAAGAATCAAGACATGGGCCAATCGCAGATGGCCATGCATCAGGAATCGAAGCAAGCCTTCAATATGATTTCAGGCGACGACCCGACGAACCAGGGGCAGGCCTCGCAAATGCGGAGCGGGATCGGCAAGGCACGGGAGCAGATGGCGACGGACCTCGTCAATATGCCGCTCTTCTCCAACATCCGGCGGACCCGGCGCATCAAGCTCAAGAAAGTCTGGGGGCTCATCTGCCAGCACTTCACCGACGATCTGGTCTTCCAAATCACGGACGATCCCAACGCCGCGAAGAACGTCTCGCTGCCCAAAGAGCGATTGGATGCGCTCCGGGACATGGAATTCAATTTTGTCATTTCCGACGTGGAAGATTCGCTCACGCTGCAGACGGAACAGTTCCAGATCGTGGCGGAGATCTTGCCACAGATTCTGCCATTAGGCAGCGGCCCGGCGAAGTTCCTCATCGAACTCTCCAGCATCAAGCCCAAGCAAAAAGAAGGGCTCATGAAGATGCTGGACCAAATGGCGCAGCAACCGCCGCCGGAACCCAAGATCAGCCTCACCTTGAACTGGTCCGACATGCAGCCGGAAGAGCGCGCCATCTTCGCTGCGAAGAAGCTGAACATGCCGGAGCTGGCGGACTTCCTCCTGCGCGAAGGGGAACCCTCTGGCAAACGCGCACAAATGGCGCAGGCCATGGAGAAGCAGGCCAGCGTCGAACGCATGAATGACAAGCGCCAGGAGGTGGAACTCATCACGCATGGGTCGCAATTGAAGGCTGATCTGATCGCCGACGTGTTGGACCATAAGGCCAAGATGGCGAAGGCGGAAGCCGATAAGGCAAAAGCGGAGAAAGCGACAAGTGCCGCATGAAGGAGATCCGTATTCCGATCAATGACCCAGAACTCCAGGACCCGCAGCGGATTACGCAGCTCAATCAGCGGCTCCTGGCGGCGGAGTTCGATGGGGACTATGAGGCGATTCATAAGCATGAAGTGCATGAAGTCATCGACGATTTCGACAAAGGCATTCGCGTCTTGAAGATTCGGAAGCGGAAGATTTTCAGTTAACCAGCGAGCCAGCCGGCTCTTCCTGAAAGGGGATCATCATGGCTATTGAGCCTACCAGCAAGCCGACCGTGAAAATGCAATATCGCGGGCATTTCAAGGGGACACAGAAGATTGTGCAGCTCCCGATTCCCTTGCTCTCAACCAGTCAAAAACTGGAGCAGACCTTGGTCTTTGAACGGGCCGCCACAAGTCATGGCCCGGCCTTCTGCCAAGTTCCCCTGGAATGGGTGGGCATCTTGCTCGATGTGGGGGGCTATTGGTCAGTCGCTGAACCGCTCACGGCGGATCTCACGGCGAAGATTGCCTCGGCCAAAGAGGCCACAGCCGCCAGGATGAAGAAATTCAGCCTGGAGAATGAATTGGTGGAAACATGAGTGCCGCCACAGTGGAGAAGCCCGCCGCCCCTTTGGGGAGTTTCATTACGAAACTCACCCCGACCGAGAAACCGGTGGAGAAATCGGTCGAGTCCAAGAAGGTCGAAGAGAAGCCCATTGAGAAGCCGGTGGAAAAGCCTGCGGCGGAGCCGGTGACGGAACTCAAGAAAGAAGAGCCACAGGTCAAAACCGAGACGAAAGAAACCGAGAAGCCGAAAGACACCGAGATCCTGGATAAGCGGCTCAAGGATACGCAGCGATGGGGCAATGAAGAGCATAAGGCGCGGCTCGATGCCGAGCGGAAAGCGAAAGAGTTACGGGCGCAGTTGGAGCGCATTGAAAAGAAGCTCGATGGCACGTTTGTCGAACCGACCGGTCCCTCCACCGATCAGATCGTGGCCAATGCCGACCTGAATGCGCGCATTCGTGCTTCGCATCATGCGGCACTCCGGCAGTATGGCGATAAGTTCGTAATGGAGACGGTTTGGAATGCAGATAGCCCCTATCAGGAACTCCAGGCGAACAATCCTCGACTCCTGGCACGGGTATTAGAGGCGGATGATCCGGTGTTGGAGGCCATTGCCGTCGTCAAGGAACATCAAGACGGACAGAAGTATGGCCGCACGCCGGAGGAAATTCGCAAAAAACTGGAAGCAGAACTGACCCCCAAATTGAAACAAGACATTCTCGACGGGTTGAAGGTGAAGCCGGGACCGGCGACCAATACCCTGGGGAATGTGCGAGGCGGCACCGAGCGGACTGAGCAGAAGTCGGAGGCGCCGATGCGCCTGGACTTCCGCCAGGTCTTTCCGTGGGGCGCCTCACGGACCTAAGTAGGAGGATTTCATGGCCTATACAGAAGTACTCACCACCCACGATCTGACGGCAGAACAGTGGGAAACCGGAATTGCGGCGGAATATCTGCAGCAACTCTGGTGGGCGCATGTCATGGGCGAAAGCTCGGATATGCCCATTCAAGTGAAGATGGATTTGAACAAGAAACCGGGCGATGCCATCACCGTCGGCATCCGCTCGCAGTTGAAGGGCGGGCATGTGACGGGGCGGAATAAGGGCACAGGGAATGAAGGCCGCGTGGACTTCTACGGTCAACGGTTCGTCATCGACAACGACCGCCAGGTGGTCAAGGTCGAAGACGTGCCGATGACGCAAAAGCGCGTCCCCTGGGATGTGCTCATGCAGGTGCGCGAAGCCCTGGTCGATCAGTCGAAGCAGCAGCTCGAAAACGACATCATGACGGCCATGGCCGATACGACGGCGGGCCGGGTCCGTGGGCGCTATCTCTATGGGGCGGTCGATTCCAATTGGAGCGGCACCCATGCCACGGCCTTAACCGCCGTGGACAATACGAACGACCAACTCACCACCTCCATCTCGGATATTGCCAAGCGCAAGGCCCTGATTCCGGTCAATGCGACGGCAAAGATCCGGCCCATGAAGGTGCAGGTCGGGCAATCGTTTCAGGAATGGTTCATTTCCGTGCATCATCCCTACAGCATCAGGGATCTCATCACGGGGGATGCCGCCTGGAAGAATGCGCAATTGAACGTCCCGCCGATCGCCACGAACAATCAGCATGTGCTTTATACGGGCGCCAGTTTCAAAGGCTCCTGGAACGGCGTGCTGATGTATGAATGGGACCGGGTGCCCTTAGTGGCCTCGACCATTCAAGTGGGGCATGGGCTGCTCTTAGGCGCTCAGGCCGGCGCGGTCGTGTGGGGACAGACGAGCAAATTCTCCGAAGATACCGAGCAGGACTTAGGCCACGACTATGTGGCGGAACTCCATGAGATCCGTGGCATTGGGAAGGTGGTCTATAACCGCTTATCCGTCTCTGGGGAAACCAATGAAGATAATGGCGTGGTCCACATTTTCTCGGCGGCCGTCGCCGACTAAGGAGGAGGGACCATGGCACAAACAGCATTTGGACCGACTGTCGTACAAGCCATTGGAAGTTTCACCAATCTGCGCTGCGGAGTCGCAGGTGGATCGGGTACATC